CTTTTCGGCTGACGCGACCCTCACCCTGACGAAGAAATTCGTCTATTTGAGGACGTCATGTTGACTAGGTAGGTAACCAACTAGGTAGAAATTATCAGAGTGGCGTACGCCACGACCGTTATGATCTTTACAAAGGAAAATCCATACGCGAATGTATGACATGGGAATACCCAGGCCACCATACCTGGAGAAACTCTCTTAGAAGCTCTGCATTCAAACGATGGGCAAGTACCAGTATCGTAATTAACGGTACGGGTGTGCACCTGAAGACTAATTTCGAACCCGGGCCTCCGTCTGGGTACAATCGACTCCTTATGGAACTCATTGTATTCAGAGAGGTTGACTGCGATTAAGTATTTCCAGTCCAGCGAAAGCTGAACAACTGAAATCTTAATGGCCTTACATATCAAGACACGAAAGTGTGCAGGAAGATGTGATTACTATTGAGTAAGTTACATCCTCTGTAGTGACTTTGTGAAGGACATACCCCTAATAAGGGTGGTTATACCAATCCGACGAACAATAAGCTGCAGGGGAGTATACCGAAAAGTTACGGTGATACATCGACTGCGCTGCACTGTCTGCCAGGTCGTTATACCGGACACTGGGATTTCCCAATTCCAGATAACAACAAGGTACCTGGACGATTCCTAACCTAACTGGATGGTCGGTCCCCTAAAAGATTATAGGGGGGCCAACGATCAAGTGAAGGCTAGTAAGGAATCCAGATTAACCAGTCCATTTAATTATACTGTAACAATTAAAAATGAAAAACAATTTTAATCTATTACAGGCAATTAAATCTCGATACGTAAACGTTATTAAGATGATACCGCTCTCGGTGAAAATCCGGGATAGATTATTCGAACCCTTGAGTTTAGTAAATATACTAACTCAAGGTCGAGTAACTAAGTTAGCTTGGAGAATAAAACTTACAGGTCTTTTCTTTGACTTTGTACTCAAGTATGCTAGCGCTCACGGCGCCCAATCAACAGTAAAATGGTTGAAAGGGTCCGCGGTTGCTATACAGAAAGAGTTAGGTCAAGATAGACTTGTCTCCCTTCTTGTCTTAGGGACTGCGCTGCCATTCTCAAGAACATCTGGAGGCCTTCCAAGAATAATTCCGGCTAGATGCCGGGGATTAATCAGGAAAGGCGATGTCAGGGAAATTAGATTTTGGTTAAGTTTATTTAACTTATACCGAATTCTTAAAGTACCTGGAGATCTAAAGATCTCAACCATCACTTCAGGGTTCACTGGGAATGAGGCTTATCTAGAGTATTTAACAGGATTAGCATCAAAGAGCTTTGCTCTACGATTTAATCTTATTAAAGGATTCGAAAGAATCCAACAACTGGAATTATCTCCTAAAAGCTTTATACTTTCAAGGGCGGCTTCGCCGTCCTCGCAAGTTTCTGCTTTGGGGATCCTTACAGATGTTTACCTTCTAAATAAGTACCAGCCAGACCTTTGGCAAGAATTGCTATACTACCTTTACGCTGTTAAGCCAAAAGTGACACCTTTCATCAATGATCTTCAAAGATCCTATGATTTAATCAATAGGGTAATGGAGTTCAATGGGAAAGTGTTGACCGGTGTGAAAACCGGCCATAAGTACAGTCAACATGATCATCTGCAGTTGAAACCAGCTCTAAGAGCTCACGGTTTTAACGGTGCGGAGGGAGAAGGGTTAAGTCAATTTGCCTTGAAAGAGGAAGCAGCTGGAAAAATCCGGTTGTTTGCTCTGATGGACTCAGTGACTCAATCCTGTCTTGCTCCGCTCCATGATTTGTTATTTGCTCTTTTAAGAGCATTACCAAATGATGGAACGTTTGACCAAGAGGCCTCTATAGAGAGATCTCAACAGAAGGCGATCGATGCGGGCTGTGCTTACAGTTTTGATTTAACTGCTGCTACTGATAGAATTCCCGCAAAACTAACTGCTGCTCTTCTCCAAACCATTACTGGTAAGGAAATTGCAGAGAGTTGGTTAGCGGTGATGACCAAAAGAAATTTCTGGTTTAACGGACAAGTTGCCGCAAAACTAGGAATCTCTGCTGGTCCCTATCGGTATGCAGTAGGACAGCCAATGGGAGGTTTATCCTCGTGGGCCGGGTTAGCTATAACCCACCACTGGATTGTACAGATTGCGGCATATCGTGTAACGGGCAACAACTCTTGGAATACTCAATATGAGATTCTAGGAGATGACTTGGTGATCTTCGATCGCTTAATCGCGGACGAATATCTCCTAATCATGGCTGAGCTTGGGTGTGAAATAAACTTATCAAAAAGTATTGTTTCTCACAAAAGACCAGTCTTCGAGTTCGCCAAACGTACATGCTGGGGTCCTAATATTGTCTCAGGTGTATCCTTGGCACAGTTGAGGGCAGGCTGGAAAGTTGCAGGCCGAGTCGCGAATGTTTTATCATTTGCAAGATCCGGTCTGATAACTTCTACTAGTCTGTTAGCAACTACTTTGTCACGATATACCTTTAACAATGGTAGATCCGCAAGTGCAATGGTTTTCAATAAAACGAAAAACATTGCAACTACGAAACTATTTTCGTTAAGTATACTGTCTCTATTCGGGACTTTCTACCAATCTGGTAGAATGTCGCTGAAAGAGTTATTGACTGTCCTAGTCAATCCTCATTACGAGGATGCTGACTATAGTGGTGAGGCAGTTGGCCTCCCACTGGTGACATCAATAAAAGCAGCATACGAGGTACTAAAAGACTCAAAACCTGCTGAAGGTTTGGTCTGGCCTGGCCAAGAGGCCCGGGATGAAGTATTCAAAGAATACTCACCCGAGCTGGCTACGATTATGTTACAATCTGCGTTGAAGAAAGCAAAAGTTTTATATGAAAAATATGAAACCTATGTTCAAATCTTCGCAGCTGGGATGATTATCCCTGTACGTAATCTAGACACTGAGTTAGGGGAATTAGATAGAACAGATTTACCATCTGACTATCGACTTCTTTTAACCCAGCTCGAAAACTTTGCCAACCATCTCCTCGGTCTGGAATTCAATGTTGAACATCCAGAAGAGTTATACGATACAATCTACGACTTAGCTTATAAACAAGCCAAGGCGCATGATCGACTCGTAACCTTCGAGCAAGCCTCTCAATGGTTGGAGAGAGTTGAGAATATGGAGTTTACCTTATCGCTTCCTAAGAAGGAGAAACCCGGGATGACAATCCTGGAGTCTGCTCCTATTTTGAATGCGTTAAGAAATATGGACCCTAATAGAAATATTAAGGCAACATATGTAAATCCTCCAAGATTCAAAGACTAACTCCTACAGATTGAGGCGTATAGCGATTTTGAGGGTGTGGCTACGGACCATGAAGACTAAATGTCCTCATGGAACTCGACACATAGACCTGAAACGACCCCTAGGGGACGATCGGGGATCTATGGTGTTTCTAATCGTTTGACAATATCACGCAGGGATCCTGTAAAGGATTTGCTGATTAATTGATCTCGGTACAATTGCTTGTAGCATAAGATGCAAGTAATGATATGCCTTGACCGTGAAACTAAGAGCGAATTAGAGACAACTTGTTCCTAAAAGGAACTTTAGTTGACATCTAAGTAGCCGAGAACTTATTATCCAAGCTAGA